CGTTGTTCCAGACACCAAGATCATCGTAGGTCAGATTGCTGGTGGTGAGTTCACCGCTGGTGGAATCGGACGCACCTTGGTCTGGTCGGGTGACTCGGCTGGTGGTTTCGTCTCCGAAAGCTATCGTGACGAAGCTCGCCGTAGCCAAGTGTTGCGTGTGCGTATGAACACCGATGAGGTCGTGATTGACCCGAATGCGGCGGTTCGTATCACCACAAACTTCGCCTAAAGAATTGTTGGTTCATTGAAGAAGGGGGAGTGAGGGAAACCTTGCTCCCCCTTTTTCTTTTAATTGACATCCCTCTTTAATTAGAAATCCTTGTAAGAATGAAAATACCTGTCTCCCTTTACCTAATAGCTGGCAATGAAGAAGCCCACATTAAGCGAGTCATTGAGTCATTTAAGCCCATCGCAGAAGAGATTATTGTTTGTATGGCTGGGGGGTCAGCTACGCCAGACAAAACAGAGGAGATCGCCCTTTCGCTTGGGGCTAAAGTCATTCATTACAAGAATAAGAAAACTGATTGGCCTCACATAGACGATTTTGCAACCGCTAGAAATACAGCCCTTGACGCTTGTAAGAACGAGTGGTCTCTCTGGGTAGATGCTGATGACATAATGGCAGAGGATGGGGAGAAGGTTTTAGAAGAAGGCTTGGCACAAGCAGAAAAAGTAGGGGCTGAAATTGTTTGCTTTCGATATCTGGTCGAAAATGCTGGCTTGAATCCGATTAGAGAGATGGCCTTGCGGAAGGGGTGCGGTAGGTGGAGAAACAGGGTTCACGAAGCCCTTGAGCCAAACGACAAAAACAAGCTCCTCGCCATAGACAGAATCTTGCGAATCCATAGGCCGATCACTAGCAAGGCAGATTCCGCAGACCGCAATCATCGCATCCTAGCCGATGAGCTTCTATCCACCCCCTTCAACCTTTACTACCAACACCAAGAGTTTTTCTTGAGGGGACAAGTGGATAAGGCGGTGGAGGTTGGGGAAAGGGCGTTAGTATTCCCAGACCTAGACGAAACCCTAAAATATGAACTGCTTTGCAATCTGGGCAGGTGTTCCCCCACAGAAAAAAGAATGAGATATCTGGGGGAAGCGATTGCGGTGAATCCTATCCGCAGAGAGGCTTACTTTTATTTGATGGCAGAATACTCGGCACGAGGGGATTGGCCGAAGGCTTGGCACGCTGGTCGGGCTTGTATGGCGATGCCCAAACCCAACCTTCACTACTGGAATCAAGTTCACGCAATTTATGACTGGCAAGCCCTCGATGGATACCGGATGGCCTCGGTTTGCTACGGCCAAAAGGAGGAGGCACAAAAGCTGGCAAATATGTATCCCAAGCCAAAGATCAGCGTGGTTCACGCCACAAGGGGCAGACCTCACATAGCTTTCTCAAGAAAGATGCAATGGCTGGCTTTAGCAAAAGAACCCCTAGCGATTGAGTGGTTGTTTATGGTTGACCACGATGAAGCGGTTGATTATACCCCGCACGATGGGAAGCGAGTTAATCCGGGGGGGATTGTGAACGCTTGGAACGAAGGGGCAAAAATAGCCAAGGGGGATGTTATTATTCAAATGAGCGATGATTGGAGTCCACCGAGATACTGGGATGCCCTAATTTTGAGCAAGATCGACAACCTAGAGGCCGAAAGGGTGCTGGCAGTATCAGATGGCCTCCGAACCGACAAACTGCTCTGTATGGCCATCCTAACGCAAAAGAGGCTACGCAAGCAAGGGGGCAATATGTTTCACCCATCCTACCAAGAATCGGACGGCATTTATTCCGATAACGAGTTCACCGACAGAGCCTATGCCGATGATGTAGTGATTGAGGCAAAGGACTTGATCTTTCGACACGAGAACCCAATGTTCGCAGGGGGTAACCCAGACGAGCAACTAAAGAACCACAACAAACCAGAGTTCTACGAAAAAGGAAAAGCAATCTATGAAAAGCGCAAAGCAAATAATTGGATGTAGGCAATCAAAAAAGGGAGAGAATACCAAGGGTCTTGGTATGATTAGATTCGGCAAGTCTCGCCCCGACCCCACCAAGTATGTGAAGGTTGATATTACCTATGACGAAAAAGCAGAGAAAGATTTGTATGAGTGCGGAATGATGGCATTGAAGCACGATAAGGAAGCCGTGATTCAATATGTGATTACAAAAGCACTACTAGAGATGGCAAAGTGCAAGAAATAAGCATCCACGACCCCTTCGGCCAAGCCCTTGCAAAATATAGCGAGGGATTAGAAGTGGGGCTAGAGATCGGGGGAGGAACTGGGGACGGCTCGACTCAATGTATTAGAACCAAAAAGCTATTCAGCATTGAGAACCACCCAGACCGCATAGGCCGCCATTCAATGAACCTATCGGCAAGGGGCGGCGTTGCCATTAACGGCACAGCAACCCTATCAAAACTATGGATGAACAAAAACGATATCGAGGAGTTTTACCGAACTACCAAAACAAACCTCAACCAATACCCTATCGAAACAATCCTAGGCTGGCACAATGTTTGCCTAGAGACCGCCTTCCCATATTCAACCAACGCAATCGAGGACATCCACTTTGAGCATAATGTAGATTTCAACTTCGTGCTAATCGATGGCTCTCCCTTTTCTGGGGAATCAGAACTGCGTTGCGTTCGCCCATTCCTAGCAGAGAAGGCAATCGTAGCCTTGGACGATATTAACGACATCAAGAACTGGGCAAACTACCACAAGCTCAAGGGATTTTCGGAACTGCTCTGGGAGGATTGGTCTGGGCGTAATGGTGCGGCCATCTTTCAGTTATGCTAACCATATTCACCATCGTCCTTAATGGGATGCCCTATATTGAAAAGCATCTTGCGGAATTTCAGAAGCTAAAGATTCCTTGGCAATGGAGGATAGTCGAGGGGGTGAGCGAGCCTCTAGGATGCACCCGCTGGTGCAAGCAAGTTCCCGACAAATGGCACAAGGATTTCAAAAGCATAGATGGAACGCACGAATATCTCAATAGCATCCAAGGCGGGAATGTTATCGTTCACAGCCAAGGCAAGGCATTTAGTGGGAAGCTAGAGATGATTCAGCAAGCCTTGTTCGGGGTAGATTCTGGGGTTGTGATGGAGGTAGACGCTGACGAGATGTGGAGAGCAGAACAGATCGAGGGGATTTATGAGTGCCTCAAGGGAGCAGAGGATGGGGCAACAATGCAGTTCCATTGCAATTTCTTTGTTGGGGAAAATAAGCGAGTAGTGACTAGAGAGGGCTATGGCTCAAACTGGTATGAATGGATGAGGGCTTGGAAATGGGGAAAGAATGTATGCTTCACAAGTCACGAACCCCCCCGGCTCAACATCCAGTCTCGCTTAGTCCCAAGAGGAGTGACTGAAACTTGGGGGCTAGTATTCAACCACTATGCCTACGCAATCCAGAAACAAGTTGAGTTTAAGGAGGATTTTTATGGCTACAAAGGATTGGTGGATGGTTGGAAAGAATTACAAAAGACAGTCGGGCCGGTTCGATTGAGCGAATACTTCCATCACCTACACGATAAGAGCGTGGCCGATGACTGCTAAAACGATCAAATATTCACAGAGGCTAGGGGACATCATTCGTTGCCTCCCTGCCTGCAAATATCTAGCCGACCAAGGCCACGAGGTGTTCGTAGATTGCTTGCCCCCATACCACGGCATCTTTGAGATGGTTTCTTATGCAAAGGTTGGCAACAAGGGGGATGTTATAGACCTTGAGATTTGGCCCAACAAATACCAAGAATATCGTTTCTCTGGCAAGACTTGGACAGAGTTTGTCTACGCTCACCCAGAGATTAACAAGGCAGACCCAAAGGATATTCTGTTCGATAAGCTAGACGATGCCCCAGCCAAAGGATTTCCAGAAACCTATAATATGGTTGCCCCCTTCGGGATAAGCCAAGGCCACAAGAGAGACCCCCTACAAATCATCGTTGAGGCAAGGAAGAAGTGCGGGGAAAAAAACTTCTTTGTGCTTTGCCCTCCGGGAATGGAGATTAAGGGATTGCCGACCTACACAGCCCCCAACATACCAGAGATGGCTAGGGCGATAAGAGGGGCTGGCGAGTTTTGGTCAATAGATAGCGGGCAAATGGCAATCGCCGCTGGGGTTAGGAAAGAAAGTAAAGTTGTATATTTTCCGCAAACAAACGAGCCATTCGACAAGGACAATATCTTTATCTGGGACAGCGTAGAGTTAAATTGACATAAGGGGTGGGTTTATGGCGGGGACTATCGACACTTCTTTCTTTGCGAATGACCTCAACTTTATGATTGGGGATATGTTCACGGTTGTCACCGGACTAGGCTCATCAGCCGTCTCGGCATCGGTAACAGATTTAACCGTTGCATCGGAGCTAGATATTGGGGGTGAGGTAATTAAGGTGACGCAAAGCCTAACTGTCCCTGCCTCGGCTATCTCCTCCCCTGTCACGATTGGGGCGTTAATTACCGTGGGGACAGCACAGAGAATGATTGCTGGCTTTCAACAGAGCGTGGACGGTGTTAGCTTTACTATCGAAGTGGCTGACCCGACAACCTAATGACCTCGATTGAGAGGCAGTTAGAAGAAAGCCTAGCGACTGCCTTGGCGGGGGTTGCTGGCCTTAATATATTTAAGAGCGACACCGAGGGGGCAAGATTACTGCCCAGCCTTGTCATCCAAGTCTCAATCGGTTCAGAGGAGATCATACCTTATTCTGGCGTGTTTCGTTGTCCCGCAACTATCACTTACAGCACAAGGGCAGACACAACTACTAGAGCAGAACTGGACTCAAAGTTTCACGAGATTCTTCAAGTAATGTATCAAAGCCCGAACCTAGCAAGCGTTTTGACCACCGCCACCCTCAAGGTCTTTCTTGCCAATGTAACATCGGAAAGCCCAGAGATTAAGTCAGAAAACAGAACTTGGTCAAAAAGCCTCTCCCTAGACATCAGTTGCACCAGTATATGATTTCCCCCCAGTTTAAGATTGAGGACGCTCTAGCGGCCATCCTAATTCCAATTTCGGGGCTTAATGTGTTCACTTCAAATAGGACGGGCGCAAGATTGTTCCCTTATGTTACCATTCAAGCATCGCTAGGTTCGCAACAGATTATCCCTTACTCTGGCGTGTTTGAGGTTAGCGCGGATATTGCCTATTCGGATTCCGCAACCCTAACCAGCCAAGCCAACTTTGACGCAACCTACTTCGACATCTTTCAAAAGCTCTACTCCGGCAACAACACCCTAGTCAACAAGGTTCAAGATAAAGTGACTGATTTGAAAATATTTATGGGCAGAATCACAAGTCAATCCCCCACAATTAGAGCCGACAAAAGAGCTTGGCAGAGGGGTCTATCCTTGTCTTTTATTGTTACCCCAGACGAAAACGCAGATGGATTTAGAGAATACGATTTCTCGGACGCTCTTAACAGCTTCTACCTCGGCACGATTTAACAAGGAGATTGAGATATGGCAC